ATCCCCATGCCGCACTTGCGTTTGCTTGAGCTGCTTGATCATAAGCAATTGCTTGTTGCCTATCTCTATCTATTAGATTTTGAGATCTATCCATAGCTGCTAATTCTCTTTCTTCAGTTCTATTCCAAGCACTAACCTCTTCAGCTAAAGCTGTTTTTTCTATATCCATTAAAGTTTGTTGTCTTGTAGCTTCACCTTGAATTCTAGCTTGTTGATTACTTAACTCTTGTGTCTCTATATTAGCTGCAACTGAAGCTTTACTCATAGCTGCCATTTGAGCTAACGCTGTTGCGTTACCTGCTCCAGCACCACCTGCTCTAATTGCATCTAACGTGTTAGCTAAAGCTTTATCAGTTTCTTCCATTTGAAGTTCAGAAGCTTTCATAGCAACACCTAAATTAGCATTAGGGTTAAACACTTGATTTTTTAATCCTCTAATTTTGTTAGATTGATCTATTACAGGTTGCCTCATGTTTTCAAGCATCTTCAACCTTTTTTCTTCTCTACGAGCTGCTGCTGCTGCTAAACGAGAAGCTTTTTTATTTTTACCGTATTGAACAGTACTTGCCACTCCGGCACCAACTGCTCCAACAGCTGCTGTTGTTGCTCCTATAGTGGCTACTAATCCAATAGCGGCTACACTTGCTGCAAATGACATATTATTCTAGTTTTAATTTTGGATCATTATAGTCTTTAGCGATAACATCTTCTACAACTTCTTCTACAGTAGTTTTATCTGTAGGATGTACTGTTATCCAGACACATTCTTCATGAATGTATAAAATTCTTTGAGTTCCTGGTTTTGTCATACCATGATAAGGTGCTGTTATTTTAACAAGCCCTTCATCTGATATAACAGTTGCTGATCCTTTCATTACAAAAAAAGGATGCGTTATTTTGTGTATTTGACTTAGATATAGGTGTCCAGCAGGCATTGTTATTTTTCTAATATAAGTACCTTCACCAAACTCGTGTTCTAACTTTTCATTGTCAGCTAACGGCTTAGTAAAGTCTTTCATTTTTTTAGCTCCAAAATCTTCAAATTGTTTTTGAAACTTAACGATTTTTTTTCTAAAATCTTTTTTACTTATAACACCTGCTTCTTTAGCTATTAAAGCCACTGTTTTTTCTGTATCGTTCATGTAATTAAATTAAAATGAGGAGACTACGAAATCTGATGCTGTTGAATATAATTCTTTTCTTCCACCAACATTAGTAACATCGTCTACTATAAAGGTCACATTTAATACATAACCTTTTACCCCTGTCATTACACCAAATGGTGTAGCAGCAGGATAACCTACAGCTTCTCCATATAAAACCTGACCAGGTCTTAAATCTATACTACCGTTTTTACTAACTAAATCAGCTACATATCTATTCTCTTTTAACGTAAAACCAGCATTATTAGGATATCCTGATGTAGGATCAACAAATACTCCTGCATCTAAACTTAATACAGTGTTAAATTGATCATTATATTCTGTACCATAAGTAAATGGAGGAATGAAGTTATCAGGATCAGTTCTATATACTTCTTGCAAATCAGTACCACCAAAAGTTTTCCAACCATTGCTTCCTTCATAAGAAATAGTTTTAAAATTCTTAGTAATGTTAGGATTAGGATTGAAAATAAAAGTAATGAAAGTTGTAGCTGGAGTTGTAGCTCCATAGAACTTCCCGTAATTAGTTCCTCCTGCATCATCATAGTGTCTCCATAGTTTGCCATTTTTCAAAGAATAAAAATAATTCTTTAAGCTATCTAACTGAGCTGGTCTATAACTATAAAAACTAATCCAACCTAAAACTTGTTCATCAAAACATGTAGTATAGTAATTATAATTTATATCATTATCGCTAATAGTACCATCACCAGATTTAGGTCTTTCTAAAGATAAAGTATAATTAGAATTATGAATATCCCATCCTCCTACTATACTGTCTTTTTTAAATACAAATAATTTAACATCTTCACCAATCCCTACTGACACCGGTTCTTGATTAAAGTAGATTGTAGTTAAAGGAAGTAATGGATCTGTAGTTACTGATGTAATTCTAAGTCCATTTTTTATATTTCCCGCACTATCAGCAATTCCACCGCCTATATAAGAACAATCATATGTAGTATTCACGACAATATGATAACCAGATTTAGAATTTACAGTTGCTGTTGTCGAATAACAAGATTTCCAATTTATAGTCATAGCGCTTAATTGATCTCTAAACCAATCTCTCATTCCATAACCAGAAATCTCTGTAATACCATCTCCTGATAATCTACATGCTACACTTCTATCTCTATCTACAAAATATTTTCTATATCCAAAATAAGTGAAACTTCCAGGGTCTTGACTAATACCATATTCTCCAGCAAACGCGTATATTTGTCCAAAGAACCTAATGTTATTTGTATCTTGAGAACCTTGATCACCTGAATATAAAGCATTTTTATTTATTAAAATCCTATTAACTTTAGATTCTTGAAATGTAAACAAATTAGTATCTTCTGCATAAAATCTTTGAACTGAACCAAACAGTGGGTCTAAGTCTTTTACTATAGGTTCTGATATAGAAAACACATTAGATTCATTATATCCAGTTCTAGTGTTTATAATTCCAGAATGAATTGCACTAAAAGTTCTATATTGTCCATTTGGATTATCGTCTATAGTATAAGCTCTTACACCTAACGACATACCTGAATTATTAAAACCTCCTCTTATTCTAGATTCTTCTATATACCAACCACCTTGTACTCCACCCCACAAATTTTCTTCACAACAAGCTCCAGGAAAATTCTCTACAGGCGCAGCAGGAGGAAATGAACCTGCACATGTATCATTATATTGATAACAAAATTGAGGATAAGAGTTATAAACATCACAAAATCCTATACCACATTCTATAGTAGTTAATAAATCTGTATTTATTTCAATAATTTTTGGTAGTCCTTCGTCGTTACTTATGCTGCCTCCAGGACAAGAATCATAACCTTCATCTGGTCCAATGCCTGGCCAAACTCCTATTAATTTACCGTAATAATAATCTAACAAAGTTGGATCAACAGATCCACAAGTAGGACCAGGTACAGCAGCAACAGGTGGTTGAGGAGGATAAGCATCAGGTCTATCTCCATTTTGATTTATACTAGTATCACTTACGTCCCAAGTGTGTAGATTTAAAACTGGTTCCCATTTAGGACATTTTTTTAACCAAATAGAATTAAAATAATTTATTTCAAATTCAGCTGTTTCTCCAGCTTCTTGAGCTTGAGTATATGTTTTATTAATATCTGATATTAATCCAGCTGTAGAAGATTCCCAATATATAGGTAATAAAGATTTAATTGCTTCTATTTCTAATATTGCTAAACCAGGTTCCATTGATCCAGCATAAAATTCTCTCCAAACTTGATTATATGTATATTGTGTATTATCTCCAGAACCCACAATAGCTCTAAAATTCAATCTATTTGCACCAACATTAGTACCTCCATATACGTATCTGCTGTCAGGTATTAATTCTAATCCATCTACTTGATCAGTATAACCTTTGTTTGATATTGTTATGGTTCTAGAACCAGAAACTGCGGCACCAGCGCTATCAAAAGATTCTAAAGTTAATACACCTACATCTCCTTCAGTGTATGTTGTAGCTCCAGCGCCACCAGGTCTTACTCCATTTATATTAACAACCCATCCATTAATTGCAAAGTCAGTGAAAGTTCCTGCCGAACAATCATCTTGGATTTTTACATTTGTATATGGAACATTCTTACTACCTGCTACGTACGTGTCTTCACCTCCTCCACCTACTATATAAATACCCATTTCAAATTTACCATCTGTCCAATAAGGACCAATAGCGCCTAATGACATAATGTTTAAAGGTTCTTTAACAATAACGTCGGCTTTAGCTATTAATGGATTATTTTGATAATTATAAAAAACTTTTGCCGTGTTGTATGGTTGCAAAGCAGTAGGATCCCATAATCCTAATTCTGTTCCTGTTCCAATAGTAGTTACTTCTGATGGTTCTACTGGTGTATAATATTGACAATTACTAAAAGCAACGTATCTAGTTGGATTGGGATTACCGAGTACATTATTAGCACTAGCTCCTGGTTGTTGAACTGAACTAACAAAAGAATTGTTTGTTACTCTAGGCCAAAACTTAATACTGGCATTTGTTAAAACACTTCCTGAGTCAATACCTCTTTGTCTATCTTTATCTTTTAATAAAGCTTGTCCTTCTGGATCGTATGGATCTATAGTAAACAATTCACTATTAGTATCTCTAAATTGATAATAACTTGGGTCATCTTCAAAACTAGGTCTACCAGTTCTAAATATAGCATCTGTAGGGCCAAGTAAACTTAAATCTCTTGGAATTTTATTTATATTATCTCCATATAATGCAAAATGAATAACTGGTTCTGATGGAGTGGCTACATTTAAATAACCATCGTAATATCTATCTATCGGATCTAATGAACTATCTAATGTTATAACTTTATTTTGAGGAAAATAAGCACCGTCAATGTATCCATTCAATATACCAGGCGTGTAAGCGTTGTAATATTCTTGTTCTTGTTGTTGAATAACAAACTTGTAACTATACCACCCTAAAGGATTAGCCTCAGTTGTATTCGTTACCTCTAGTGTAGTAATATTAGTAGGATCAGCAGGATTTACTAATGTCAATATATCTCCAACATTGTAAACACCTTCTAATTGGTTACTAACTGAAACTGAAGCGCTTATTAAATTACCTCTTGGAATTGCTCCATCTGGATTTGAATTGTCATTTGTCCATTCTATAGTAGCGTAGCAATATTCATTTGCTGAATTTATATTATTACCATAACTCATCAAAACGTAAAATGGTATTGTATCAGAAGATCCATTTATAGTAGTTACAACCCTACTATCATTATACCAATTATTACCATTAGTACTAACTACCTTGACGTCTAATAAAATACCTCCTTCACTATATAAACCTGGTGATCCTGTTTCTGCGTTTCTTACGGAATTAATAGTTTCATTAAGTTGTACGTTTAAAGCGTCTCCTGGCCAAGTGTTAGCTGGAATAGGAGATCCTGCACCTGGTTTAGGCGGACCAAATAAATTTTGATCTGTTGCTTGTATTGGATCAGCTGCACATCCAAAATGAGTGAATGTATTATTTGAATTTGTATCTCCTACTGGACCAGCGTTTATACCATCTTTAAATGGATGATATATAGTATTTTGTGTTGAATTATCAATTCCTCCTTTTAATGTATAAGGTAAAGGCTGGGTATTCAAAACTGAAGACTGTCTACCAAACTTGTCTGATAATACTATTCCTACTTTATAATTTCTATTTTGTTTTAACGTGTGATTTGGCGATGTTTTACGTAAACTTTCATTTAACGGTGCTGTAACAATTTGAGTCATATCTGGTGCTGTACCCGGCACAGGCTCATTTGCTTTTCTATTTTGTTTTATTTTGGCATTTACGTTAAAATCTATACCTTTTGGAGGAGTATGTTTATCTAAAAAATTTCCATATACAACAGCTCCGTCTGCAAACTCTTGACATAAAGCTCTAACAGGCGCTTGATCATAAACTCTTAATAAATCTTTTTGAGGAAGCGTTTTTACTGGTTTATCCCCTTTGTACTTGTATTGAAATAAAGCAGAAGGATGATTAATTAACTCATCTAATTCTATAGTATAAATATTAGTTAAACTACTTTGCGCAGAATCTTTCATTATAATATCTATAGAATTTATCTTGTATTTTTTTATAGCATCTATCCATTTTAATCTATCAGGCGCTCTAAATTGTAATTCTATTTGGTTAACTTTATTTTCCATAAACTCAACCTCAGTACTCTTATAAGTTTTACTTTCATCATCACCTATGAAATATCCATCTTGTTTAGGAATAAAAGCTTCTGGTGTAAAAGGAGATATTAAAGAAAATTCATCATCATCAAATTTAAATCTATATGCAAATCTAACAAATTTATTGTCTAAAAATTGATAATCACCATCATAGTTAGGATCATAAAATGGATTAGGTGTAGTTTTGTCAGGTAATAATTCTGACACTACATCTTTCATTGCTGGATTCCATCTAAAAGAACAACAACTTGCACCACTAACAGTTTCTAAATAAGCTCCATTATTAACATCAAAAGTTCCATCAGCTCTGCAAATATATATTTTTTCATTATAATATTCACCATAACCATATCCTCTATCTACTATTTCTAAACCAGTTATTTCACCATTGATAGGGCCAACTGAAGTTATTCTAACAGTTAAACCAAATCCATTTGTTTCAACTAAACCGCCAGGTCCTCCAATATCAGCAAAAGCTATTGTTCTATAAACTTCCCCTACAGGAGTCACAGTGTAATTTTGAGTACCTTCTTCACATACTCCACTAAGACCTACAATATCTCTTACTTGTAAAGGAATTGGTTTTTCAGGAAAAATTTTAGCAACAGATAATTGCTCTTCATTTGTGTAGTATGGATTAGGATCAGTAGCAGGAGCGTTTATAGCTTCTTTAACATTGATTTTACGAGGTTGATTTCTATTATCAGTAAAAAATAAATAATCTTCTACTAAATTTATACCAAAAATTGGATGAGTTTTAGAGAAATTTAAAAAATCTCCTTGAACTAATATAGCACTAACATTTTCATTTAAATCGCTATACACAATAGCATGCACTCCACCTAATGCTTGATTGTCTAGTTTTGAATCAGAAGTGTCTGTATAACTAGTAAGCATTGCATAAACCCTATTAGTAATAACATCAAAAAATACACCAATAGCTTCTACTTCACATTGATCAATTCCAAAATCTGTAAGTTTTATGTTACCTAAAACGTTTTCTAGTGATCCAGCATCTTCTCCTTCAGATCTACTAATCATAACGTTATAAGCGTCTCTATATTCACTATTAGGAACTAACCTTTGCTCTAAATCTTTATTCATTTTAGAGCCAATAAAAGTATTTCTAACTTCTGCCATGCTTAATGTTTAATCCATTTAGATTTACCTCTCATTATTTGAGTAAATTCTTCTAGTTTTATGTTTGATAATCTAATTTTAGCATTTCTTAAAGCAGCTGATCTTTCTCTTTTATATCTAGCTACTAAATACTCAGGTGTTTTTATTTGAGTGGATAGAATAGCATGCATGATATGCATATAAATAGCTTCTTCAGCCATTTTAGGAATTTTTATATCTTGATCATAAGCTAATCCATCGGAAATATACTCTATTATAACTAGTTGATGAGCTAAGTTACTAGAAAAATTAAACATATTAGTTCTTCTATTTATAGTATACCAACCATTTTGATTAGTTACTTCTGGGTCTAATCCATATCTTTCTCCATATAAAGATTTCCAATACTGCCAATCATAAACTCCTAAGTTATCAATAAAATAATCTCCTATTATGTTTCTATCATTAAAATGCTTCCATCTTTCTTCAGTAAAAGATTGTTTAGCTAATAAATTGCTTTCATAATCAGGATATGAATCTTGAGTGGGAATACCATCACTATCTTGAATAGGTAATTCTGTAGGATTTGATGTTAATACAGGTTCTGCTGGGTATATTATTCTTTTTACACCAGCTTGATCAATCCAACTTAATCTTACATAGTTAACGTAATCTTGAGGAATAGGTAAAGCTAAACTAGGAGGAATAGTTAACTCTTGAGATTTAATACTTCTTAATGTATCGTAACTAAATTCTTGCAAACCTCTTTTAGCATGAAACATTACATCAGTTCTTTTTACTCTAGTAACATTTTTACCATCTCCAACGTAAGCAACTAAAAAGTTATCTACTACATCTTTTAGTTTTATATATTCATAGCTACCATAATTATCTTCAACAGCCCAATCTTTTAATTGTACATAAAAATTACCTGTATAATCTGTACCTGTAAGTGGATCAGTATCAGGAGGTATTATAGTAATTTCGTTTTTTACAGCATCACTTACGTATATTAGATTTTCATCTATTTTAGAATAAGTCACTGGAGTTGCTGCGGGTGCAAAGTATACATCTACATTATTCCAAGGTCCAATAGTTGTTAAAATATCTCCACTTGGGCCTGGAATTATTGGTAAACCATAGGCACTTACTAATGTTGTTTGAAAGTTACATTTTAATGTAATACTTCCGCCTACAGCACCTATAACAGCAGGAAAACCTTGCTGTCCTGCGTAGTATTGTGCGTTTGTCTCAGTAATTAAACCACCATTTGGATATGTTGCTCCCATAATTTCTTATAAAGTTTCGTATTGATTTTCTTGCTGTACGGCTGCCGCTGCAGTTTGTACAATTTGGGGATCTCTTATTATCACTCCTGCATATACTAATATACCATTTATTAATTCTGTTTTATCAATATCTGATATTTCAAAATTAACAGAACCAGTGGCAGAAGCTGGATATTGAGATGGAGATCCCGGTGGAACGAACTCATACGCTCCATTGGTAGCGTTTATATCAAACGCCCATAAAGGATCGACAGGCTTTCTTACGTAGTTTATAGTTAAAGTGTCGATGTCAGGATAAGATTTTAGTACACTTAAATTATTAAGTGTATATACAGGTCTTAATAATGTTGGTTTAGTTAGTTTAGATCTTCTGATTAAGTTTAATTCATGATGTGAAACATATTGTAATTCACTTATCTCTACACCATTATCATATTCTACAGTTCCTAATCTATGCAGTTTTTCACCAACAGGTAATGAAGTTAAATCAAAAGGATTACCACCAGCTAAGTCATTAGCTGTCTCAAAGTAACTAATTTTTTCTTCTGTTACTTTAATTCTATCTGCGTACTCATTATCAGTTGGAAGTGAACGTAAGTAATAGTTTAAATCTTCAAAATATTTTTCAAATATTTGATTTTGAACCTGTGCTCCTACTTTATTAAATTCTGGAGGGGTCATGTAACCTCGCTGTTCTTTATTTATAATAAATAACACGGTTTGATATACATCATTTACGTTTATTGGCATAGTTATATGTTTAAAAAAAAAGGATGGCGGTTAAGCCACCCTTTTTATAATCACTTGTTATTTGAGCTTTTTATCTATTGACTTATAAACCTCAACACCTTCATCTGTTTTAAGCCAAGCGGCAAATGCTGCATATGGATTTTCATCAAACGGTATTGTCATAAGTTTACGACCGTTGCTTGCCCAACTAAATGTTCGTTGGTCACTAGATAATGAAATTATTCTTTGCTCAGTAGCTTTAATAGCAAAGTTTCTTAACTCTACATTTTCATCTTCAGATAAATCTAAGAACAATTTTGGGTTTTTCTTAGCAAAAACTAATATATCCCTTTTTATCTCCTTAGAATTCATACTAGATACCTTAGAACCTACCTCAACTCTCAACATAGCTTCAGCTTTGTCAATCTCCATTGCATATGCTGTATTTAATGCTGCTAATTCAAGTTCTAAATAATCATAATGATCTTCCGCTTCAACAACTGCATCATATTCTACATAGACCTTGTTTTTAGCAGGGTGATATAGAGATAACAGTTTTTGTAAAGCTTGTTTTTCTTTAGGAACACTTAATGTTCCATTTTCAAATATAATATGCTCTAAAGTAACCTCTCCTTTTTGTTCATCAACAAAAGGCGATTGCTGATTACTAGCATATCTTAATTCTCTTTCATAACCTTTTTCTGGATCAAACCATAAAAGTTTATGTCTTGATGTGTGTCGTGAACCTAATTTAAATGATATAGGTTCTCTTTTTCCTTTTAAAAAATAGTGACGATCTTTAGTCACCCATGTTTCTTGTTCCATAATATAATATAATATAATAATTAAAAAAGACCCCGCCGAAGCGGGATCTTATTATTTTAAGATAACTTTACGTCATAACACGTAACACCCTCAGGTAACGCCAATACTGGGTTACGATGAGGAGCTTGCATTGCTTCTCTCATTGCGTTATTAACTGACAATAAAATAGCTTCAGCGTTATCAGATGTTCCACCGTTAAGTGAAAGTCTCCAATATCTGTTATGTTCTGGTTGTATCTGTCTCATGTCTACCGCACCAGCAGCAGAATCAGCTAATTGCACAAATAATGCGTAATCAACTGGTACTAAAGCTTGAGCTTCAGAATCTGGAGTAACAAGAGCTGCAGCATCTAACGTTAAAGTTAGAGCTCCAGTAAATACTACTCCATCTCCAGTCAATGATACTTCATCACCTACTGCATAACCATCACCACCTACAGTGATAGTTACAGTAACTGTTTCTGCACCTGTTCCTTGACCAGTTACAGTAACTGTAGCTTTAGCTCCTGAACCTGATCCTGTAGAAGAAACTACATCAATAGCAGCAGTAGTGCCATCGGCATCTATTGTTGCACCTGTTTCGTCCCAACCAGCTAAAGTACCGGCTTTCATCGGTAATCCATCTGCTGTAGATAGATTTACTATAAATTGATTTGCCATAATTTCTAGTTTTTAAGGATAAGTTTCACTGCTAACTGCCATTGAGCTAACTGTCGCGTCTGAATTAGACGGTAATTCAAAAAGAGTTTTAGACCCTTCAACCTGCTGTGCTCTTTTTATTAAAAGTTCTAATGCAGCAGCATCACTAGCTGTTACATTTTCACTCATATCTATAGTAACTGCCCATACTGAGCCTGCAGATGATGGAGTGTTATAGAAGCAAACAGCATTGTTGCTATCTGCGTCAACTCTAAAAACTCCATCAACGTTCAAACTAAGTGTGCCAGTTCCATATTTCATTTCTATCAAACTTGCCATAATTTTGTAGTTTAAAAAGTTAATAATTAAAAATTATACAGTCGTTTTAAACAATACAAAGTTATTAGCAGCTTGAGTAACTAGACATCTTTCAGACAAGAAGTTAACTTGCATAGCATCTACGTTAGAAGTATAAGCACCACCAACAGAACCAGTGATCCATGATTTATATCTTCTATCGTCAGCTTGTGAAGCTCTATATCTTACGTGTAAGAAAGGACGTCTGATGTTTGTTCCTAACATTTGATCATAAACTGTAGAAGTTCCAGCAGGTATCATAACACCTTCTATGTCTTTTACTAATCCACGAGTAGTAGCATCGTTAAGATACTTCCAGTCTGTTTTGTAAAAATCATAAGAACCTCTTCTAAATCCAGCAAAGCCAAAGTTAAGAGCCATTTCTTGTTCGTTATCAAACAAACCATATGAAGCAGCTTGAGTTGAAGCATAACCACCACCAGCTTGAGCAGCAATCATATCATCAAAATCAAGAGCAGTAGCTCTATCTAAGAAAAGCATGTTTTCTTCAATAGCACCTTGTTTGTCTAAGTGTTTAAGGATAGCATCGAAATCTCCCATTGCACCAGCTCCTGGAGCTGCAGCACCTGCGAAATCATTCCAAATGTTTCCTCTTTCTTCAATAGCAGCGAATAAACCTTGAGTACCTACTGGATCAACGCCTGTAGCACCACCACCAGTTCCAGTAAACAATGTTTCTCCTTGAGTAGCTGCTGTATAGTTGTAATTTAATACACCTGATCCAGCTGCAGCTCTTTCACCTTCAACGCACATCATTTCAAGATAATCTTCAAATCTTAATCTAGTTTCTGCTTCTGCTTTTAGATACCAGAAATAACCAGCTGAACCATCTTCAGCAGCAATTTCAATCCATCCAATTTGAGCAGTATCAGATCCAGATACTTCAAAGTAATCTTTGATTATGATAGGGTTGTTAGCAAACGTACTTGGTTCTGGCTCGATAGCTTTTTGGTTGTTTCCAACTCCTTTAGGGAATTCAGAACCATAAACAAATAGTTTAAAACCAGTTGTTACACCAGCACCAAAAACAGCGTCTAAGTCAGCTTCTAAATAAGGAGCTACAGTTACATCAGTACCATCTACTTTTACTACTAACACTTTTGCAGTAACTAAACCATTAGCAATAACAAGAGTATTGTTAATTTTTATAGCGTTGTTACCAGTAATAGTAAGAACGTCACCAGCTCTTTCTATACCTTCATATGCAATGTGTAATCTATTTTGTTCAGACCAAATTACTTGATCAGATGTCATAGGCATTTCAGCGCCTACCATTCTTAAGAAACCAGATAAAGTTCTGTTTCCATATCTCTCTACTTCAGCTTCGTAAAGCTCAGGTAGATACTGTTGACTCCATTGATCAAAAGCTGCGTCATGAAAATTAATATAATTATTCGGTAACGTAACCTTTTCAGGCATTGGAGTAATTCTTGCGGGAAACGCACCAATTCCTGGCGCTGTCCCATTATCAACAAATCCCATTTTTTATGTTTTTAAGTTAAAGTTTGTTATTTCCATTTTTTAATCTTCAACTTGGAACTATTATCTCCGCTTATCGCTCTAACTTTATAACCATTAAAAGTAACATCACCAGAGGCTTCTCTACCTTCGTGAGTTATATTATTAGATTGCGCTGTAACTTGTTTTATGGAATCAGCTCTACCTTGTTCGTAGAAATGTTTCGCTAATAAATCAGGATTACGCGCAGCATACATAGCTTTATGATAAGCTTGATAATCAGTTATATCACCATTTTCATTTAGGAACTTCCCAATAATGCTGTTAAGGTCTGATTGTTTGTCTGCTACGTCATTAGGGTTTTTAACATTATATCTAAATGATTTTTCTCCTACATTAAACTCGAATCCCTCGAATTTTTTATTAAAAAAATCATAAGTACTTTGTTTAAATACCTCATGACGCTTTCTAGCTATGTCTTGTCCCTCGTTGTATTGTTTGTAAAAGTCTAAAGCTTCTTGTTGATCTGCGGTAGTTGTAGAATTCAACTTGATTTCTTCATAATACTTATCCTTAGTATCTTTAAGAAACTTTTCGGCTTTTGCAAGTTCTTCTTTTAACACAATTTTTTTGTGTGTTATTTCTTTTTCTGTATTTTCATCTTCATCCCAAGCAAATTGTTCTTCCATGTGGAAAGTAATTTCATCTTGTGATAAATATGGTTTAGTGCTTTTATAATATTCTCTTAATAATTGCTCATTGTTTAGTTTAGAATAATCTATATTTAAACGAGCATAATCTTCAATAGTACCACCAGTCTCCTGCATGAAGTTCATTAATTTTTCAATTCCTTCAGGTATAACTACTTCTGGTTTAGTAGCAACAGGTGTTTCTACTGGAATATCTGGTTTTTTAATTTCTTTAGTTTCAGTTGGAGTTATTTCTTCGATCGTCGGCCCACTGTCAACTTCGTCTTCTTTTTCTTTTTGATCTGGTTGCACTCTGTCTCCGGTTGCTCCGACATCCATTGCTTCCACATTTCCGGTTTGTTTATTTGCATCCACCAGCATTGATTCTGACTCTGAAACGGCATCTTCTACTTGTTTTTGTTTTTCTTCTATTGCTTGCTCTTCTTGTTTTTTGAAATCTACTACTGTAGTATTTTCTGTTGGAGTAGCAAGCTTTTTAGGTCTACCTCTTTTTTTCTTTGGCGCAACCTTAAAGTCTCCTTCTTGTTTTACTTCTTCTGACATAATATAATATAATAGTTAATAATTATCTTGGATCAAAGCTTTCTAATCCAAAACCGCCATCCATAACATCATTACCTGCTGATTCAAAATCAATAGGTAAAGTATCTCGTTGACGCTGTTGTATCATCTCACTCTGTTGAGTGGCTTGAATTTTAGTTCTTTCGTCTTTTCTATTTTCAATTTCAGCAATCTTACTTTGTTCAGCTTGATTTTTAGCTTGAGTAAGCTGCATATTATATTGGAATTCTACCTCCATTAAAGACTGCTTCATTTGAGCTTCTACTTGCATTCGTTGTATCTCAAATTGAGATTGTGCTTGAGCTAATTGTACTTGACTTTCAGTAAGAGCTTGTTGTTTTTGAACTTCGAACATAGCAGCTTTTTCTGCAGTCTCTTGGTTAGCTTGAGCTTGCATTTGAATATTCTGTTGCTGAAGTTCTTCTTCTCTCTTCTGTTTTTCTCTTCTTCGCTTCTTAAGTAATTCGTTAGCTAATTTTATATTACTAACATTTCTAATATCTATAGCATCTTCTAAATCAATACCTCCTGCTCTTAAAGCTGTTTGAATGTTTTCTTCTAACTTTGCTTTATCTTCATCATCTGGTTCTAATTCTATAAAAATTCCAAAGTCATGTAAAGTCTTATCTGCTAATTCATCTAGTGTTCCTACATTAAAAGAAGTTATTTGTTCTTCTAGAGCCATTCTAGTTAAAGGAAATAAAATAGAGTTAGCTATTTTTCTAGAAATATTTTCACATGTTTTTAGAGTTAAATATAAACTAGCTTTCATTAAATGTCTAGTAGCTACATTAGAATTAGCCGCGGCTAGCTTTTGTAATCCTACTAAAGAATCTTTATCAGGCATACTACCATCACGTGCTTCGTTTAATCCGGTTACATCTCTAATTAGTTGTAGATAATATTGATATGTTTGTATTAAAGCTTGCATTTTTGATCCACCTGATGAAGACTGCAATTCTTGAATAGGAACTTTACCTCTATTTAATTCTCCATCTTGAGTTAAAGATCTACCTACAATAGAACCAGTTTGAAAATACATGTTTAAAGCTTCTGCTGGATTGTAGTTTGTACCATTACCTAAATCAACTTCAGCTAAACCATCCATATCTAAATATACTCCATCTGGAACCATTCTAGCTAATACTTGTTGCATTTTTAGATGAGTCAATTGAATCATATCTGCAAATCCAGTTATTCTACTTACTAAACTCTCTATTCTTCCTTTATATAGTTTGGGAGCACAAAGTTGATAACTCATATTTACTTTAGTAGTATTAGCATTTGGTCTAGTCATATTTTCTGCTAATCCCCACTCAAGCATTAAAGGATGCCCTAATATTTTAGCACCAGAATATAATACTTCAATTGTTCTTGATGCTCTTTCAAATGAATCGTTTTCAGGTGGTAAAAAAGTATCTTCTTTTTCTAAAGCTTTTTCTAAACCTTGTTCAGTTTGTTTTATCTTATATACTTGATCTATAAAAGTTTTCCATTCAAAAAATAAAACTTGAACAGTGTTATCATCATATCTTCCATTCCAACCTCTTAAGTATTCTGAATTACCTTTGTATTTTTCTATTTGTTCTATCTCTACTGGACCTAAGTTTGGAAATTGTTTTTTAAGCTCTGGTATAGTTAAATACTTTACTTCTCCTACATAGTATAAATCTTGAAAATTAGGATCTTCTGTATAAGACCATATCATTCTAGCAGGATCAACATAATCTACTTTTACACCTTCGGCTTTGTTCCATGTTGTTTTTACAGCTGCTATACCTATTACTGTTAAATCTTCGTTTAATCTTTTTCTAGTATACTCGTATTTGTTTTTGTAAAGTATAGTATCTATAGCTTCTTCTTCTGCAATTTCAATTGCTTGTTTGTAGTTCAACTGTAGATGCATTGGTATTTCATCTACGTCTGTAGGTGTATTTTGTCCACCTGGAATTTGTCTAATATCTTGATTAGGAAAAAGCTCATTTACAGCTTTATAATATTTTTTTAAGTTTATATCTTGTAATAAACGTTGAGCGTATTTAGTTCGTTTTTGAGTTGATTCAGGATCTTGAGCTATAGTTTTAATATCATAAGTTCTTTGAGACATTCCATTAACAACTATATCTACAAATTTAGGTATAACTGGAACTGGTTTCCAGTCAAGATTTAAATAACTTAAATCACCATTTATAGCAAGTTCATCTTTGTATTTTTGAATAGGTTGCTCTGCTCTAGCATATAGTCTTAAATTATGAAACCAATTATAGTTATTATAAAACCTATATCCTGATCCTCTATAGTTTCTGAACCACTCTCCTTCCACAGCTCTGCCAACAGCTTGACCGTATTCAATTGTATTTTTCTCAGCAACTGGTACTACCTGATCTGGAAATATACTATTACTATTAGTGTAAATCTGCATTTATTTATTTATTAATTTTTGAAAAATCCCCACTGTTGTCATAAGTTTTAATTCCTAAATCTACTTTAGGTCTGTTTAAAATAGGCATAGGTCTATATCTATTTTTATTACAAGCCATTATAGCTAAACCTGAACTAATAGTAGCATCATGTTTAGTTCTATTATTAATGTTAAAAGTTGCCCAATCTTCTAAAGTTTTTTGAAAATACATATCACCATATTCTTCGCCTTTTAACCCTACGAAACTTTCGATATAGGTTTCTATTGCAGCGGCATGAGCTTGTTTAACATCTTCACTTGAGTTAGGTATACCACCTATTTCTCTTTCGGCTATAGATAGTTTGTTCCACATTTTATCTGGACGATTCATACTAAAACCTCTATAACCTCTTCGTTTAAAGTAGTACAATAATCTTGGTTTATTATTCTCTGCCAATAAAGGCATACCATAAAATACACAAGCCATTAATACATCTTCAAAAAATATTTCTGCTGTTTGTGGTCTTGCTATATATTCTAAAAAGAAATGATTTGGTGGTGCGTCTTCCATGCTAAACTTAGTTAATCCATGTAACGCTCCTTTAGAACCGCGACCATCAACAGTACCACTAATATCGTAAGAGTCACAACCAAATGCTCCGACGTGTTCATTAAGAGGGTATTTAACACCGTTTTTTACTGTTATGTTGTTTTGTAAATTAAATGGTGGAATCCAACTTATTTTAAATCTGCCTTTTTCATTTGGCATAAATATAACTTCAGTATCTATAATCCCATGTTTCCATTGGAAATTTCCACTACTAATAGATTTAACATTATTTGAATATTCGTTGTAATCTATTTGTTCGTATATTTTAGTTAAATTAAATAAACTATCTTTTGCTTCATCTCGGAAAGCATGTTGTTCTGTTCTTGGAAATTGTCTGTAAAATTCGTTTAATCCATCTTGATCATTTTTTAAACCTTCTACTTCATTTTCCCAATACTCAATAACACCTATTTTTATAGGTAATTCATCTATTCCTATAACAGGTTTAGATGGAGTATTAAATACAGGTTGACCAAACTTATCCATATATCCTTCATAGTTCCATTCCATTGGAATAAATAAACTATATAACCCTGAAGAAGTTTGACCATTTCTATTTCTTTCAGTAACATCTGATCGATAATATAAGTCTTTAAAATTTTGACCTCCTTTATCTAATGAGTTAGATGTACTTCCCATCATACATTTACCAACTATTTTTCTACCTAGTCTTAATGTAGTTTTTGTAACTCGCCAGTTGTTTAATATATTATCAGGTCTTTCCCATTTACCACTTTCATCGTGGGCTAATATTTTTAGCTTTTCACCATCATAGCTGTTATCTCCAGTATTTTTCCAATCAATAGTAGTATCTAATCCTTCTAGTTCTGTAAGCTGTTCATTTGTCTCCAGCTTTCTACGTGTAAGTTTAGATGCCGGAACCCTATATGCCAGTTCGGTTTTAGGGCGATCCATACCATCTTGGATTGGTTTGAAGAAAAACGGATAGTTAATCGAGATTGGTACAACTTTATCTGTGAACATTTTTTTAGCATCTGCACCAGTCTTAGATAAAA